TCCTGTGGATCGAGGCAGTACCCGTCGCGCTGGATGTGCTCGACCGAGTTGCCCAGGAGCCGCATGGCGTAGCGCACCTCGGCCTGCGACTGGCAATAGCGCGGCTGCCCGCCAGTACGGACGATGCGAAAGAAACCCGGCCCGAAGACGCACCCTGCACGGTGAGCCTGTCGGGACGGGCTCACGGAGTAGAGATCGGCCTCGGGCAGGTCGTCCACTAACTGGCCTTGTCGGGCGCCTCTGCCTGGTCCTCGTCGAGCGGCTCCGCGTCGTCGCGCGGGTCGGTCACCTCGGCAGGATTCGGCTCTGGATCGGGCAGCTTCGGGTCTGGCTGCTCTGACGGGCTGGTGAAACTCATGGGTCTCCTTACGGCGCGACCGACGCGGCGGTCGGCCACTCGGGCTGTGCTGAGTAGAGCGGGCTCGGATAGGCGGGCGCGTTGTCGTTGTCGCCCAGTGACTTGTCGACGGGGGTGTGGGTGTGCAGATAGCCGCCTGAACCAGGCGGCTTGACGCCGACCCCCGTGGACAGCCCGGTGGCGGGGGTGTCAGCAGCCCACAGCCCGTCGTCGCCCATGTACCACTCGCCAGTGATGGTCGTCCCCGCTGGCCAGTCCCTGAGCGCCTGCGGGACCGCTGACATGGGCACGCTGAGCTTGCTGGTGTTCGGGAGAGTCGCCTGGGCGTACAGGTTCCCTGGCGGGTCGGGCGCCCAGACATACACCCGCGCGGTCGAGTAGGCGACCGCCTGGGTCGTCCACGCGGTGGTTGCGCCGACGGTCGGTGGGGGCATGCTTACGCCTTCGCGGTGGTGGTCGCGGCTGGCTCGGGCGTCTTCGCCTGAGCGTCCTTCGGGGTGTTCTTGTCCATCTGGCCCTTCAGGAAGCTCGGCATGTCGTCGATGAGCTCGTACCCGACAGGCTTGATCCCGCGTGTGCGGTAGTTGTCCGCGCTGGTCGCGGGGGCGATGAAGTTGCCCTCGCCCTCGCGGGAGTACCAGAAGTACAGGTTCCCTGGCGGGTCGCCCAGGTTCTCCTCGGGCTCGGCCTGCGCGCGCTTGAGATGCTTCTCAGCCAGGTCGCGCTGCTTCTGGAGCTGCTGCTCGGAGCTCAGCGGGGTGACCTGCTCGGTCAGGGTGCGGACGGTCGTCCCTGGCTCACCCTCGGGCGCCTTCGTAGTCGTCTTGGCCTCGGTCATGTTGGGGTCGGCTCCCTCCGTGGACCAGTGCGCGGCTGCGCGCGGCGCGCCTCGGTCAGTGGGTCGAAGCCGTGCCCGACCACCTGCCCAGAGGGAGTGCGCTCCAGCTTGCTCTGGATCTCTTCGATGCTCACATTGGTCTCAACGTCGGTCATGAGCTGCATCATGGCCGCGTCTTCGTTGTCCTCGCGCGTCGGACCGACGACCACCCGCGTCGCCTGACCGGTCGTCTGGCCCATGTCCCTGAGCTGCTGTTCGAGCTCCTCGATGGTCATGATCTCGAAGTCCCCGATGCGGGTGACCCCGGGGTTACGGTCCTCCAGGCGCCTGATGGCGTTGATGACCGTGGCTCGCTTGCGCTGAGCGGCGATGACCTTTGGACGCTCGACCTGCTCCCACTCCTGAGACTCGCTGCGCACGCCTGGAATCCCCGACTCCTGGCGCAGCACGACATAGCCCTTGTCCTCGTAGTAGGCGCGGTTCTGGGGGTCGCCCTGGAGCTGGACGATCTCCCCGTCTGTGCGCATGTACCACAGCAGCCCGTAGTTGTAGTTCTGGCCCCGAGTGACCGTGGCTACCTTGGGCAGCGCGCGCTCCTTGAGCCGTTCGAGTAGATCCATGAGCGCAGCTTAGCCCGCGCCCTTCATCCACACGCCCCACAGGTCGCGCATTTCCTGATGGCCGTAGATGGTCTCTGTCGCCAGCTTCCACGTGAAGTAGTCGATGTCGTAGAAGAGATGCATCTTGGGCGCGCGCTGGACGATCAGCGCGATGGCTTCCTTGTGGAACGCGACGTTGTTCGCCTGGGCCCCGGCGGGCTTGACGAGGTTGGTCGTGACGTGGATGTCGAAGCCGTACATGTCACCGACTTCGCCGTTCAGGACCGGCTTGCGCTCGCCCACGTACAGCGCGTTGGACCAGCGGTCGAGAGCGACCTTGTTGGCCTTCTCGGCTGGGCTCATGACCAGATGGCGGTTGCTGCTGGGCACGTCCGCGTCGTCGAGGTACTGCATCGCGCGGATGACGTCAGCATCTGTCAGCGCGGTCCCGAGCGTCCCGACGGTCTGGCTGAAGCCTGCGACGTCGGCAGCCAGCTTGCTGTCGATGTCTTTGGCCAGCGCATAGCCGAGCTTCTTCTGGTACTCGTTCTGGACGTTGACGATGCTCTGGACCTTGACGATGTCCTCGATGCCGACAGCGGCGTAAGCCCAGATATTCAGGGTGATGGTGGTCGCCGTCTCGGCTACGGTCTCGTACGTGATCGGGGCGTTCTCGCCCTTCGACCGCGCAGCGAGGTTGCCAATCGAGCTGACCTTGACCGCCTTGCCGACGCTCGCGTCGTCCTCGAAGCCGCGATTGACCAGCCGTGCGAAGACCAGATTCGACTCGGTTGCGCGCAGCACCTGACGCGACCAGATATCCGGCGAGAACACGCCGTCGGCAATCGTCTTGTCGACGAAATCGGTAGCCCCTACTGGCATATGCGATTCCTTTCAACGCCGGAGATCAGCGTCGCTGAAGGTTGATTCCTCGTGTGATGCGCACCTTGACGCCCGGTCTGGGCTGCCCGCGCTCGTCCAGATAGAGATCCGACTCTTCGAGGCTCATGCGTCCCAACTGCTCGTCCGTGATCTCGCGCAACGAGGCGGCGGGTCCGCCGTTCAACTCGGGAACCGGTTCGTCACGGGCGGCGTCCGCCAGTAACGCTTTGCGCAGTGCTGGCTTGCGACGCTCTATCTCGCCGTCGAAGCCGTGTTTGACGGACGCCTCGGTAACAGCCTTCAGGTACTCCCTGAAGCCTTCCTCGACCGTCCCGCCGGGTGCGAAGGTCTTGCCAGCCACTTCGTTCCTGACCGCCTCTGGGAGGCTGTCCTGAAACGCTCGGATGCCGAGCATGAATGGGCTGGTGTCGACCTGCTGCTGGGCCTGTTGCTGCGCCGCGAGCTGTTCCCTGCGCTGCTGGAGCTCCTGCGCGCTGTACTGGCCGAGCTGATACAGGTCGCCCTCTTCGAGTGCCCTCAGCTTGGCCGTTTCGGCCCGATGTGCTTCCTGCTCGGCCAGCAGCGATTGGACTCGCTTGCTGGCCAGGTTGCCGATGATGCCGTTCAGAACGTCGTTCTGAGAGAGCTGCTCGCGCGGCAGGTTTTTGGCCAGCAGCTTGAGCATCTCCTGCGGGTCGGACATCTCCCGCACCTGCGCGAGCCACTCCGGAGGACCCGCGTCCGCTCGGACAGATTCCTCCGTTGTGGCTGTTGCAGGAGTGGCGACCTCGTCTGATTGCGCGGGGGCGGCAGTATCGCCCTCTGTGGCTGACACAGGCGCCGCAGACGAGAACTCCTCCTCGTCGATCAGGTCGGGATGGACCGACAGGCTCACGTCTTGTTTCTATCCTCTGCTCGTGCCCGCAAATGTAGTCGGCGCGGTGAATCCTGGCAACGTGGCCTTGATCTGGCTGAGCGCGTCGTCAGGGTTCAGCCCGTACTTTTGCTGCATCCCCTGGAGCACGAGGTTCTGGGTGTTGGGCGTCGCCCGCGCGAACGAGACCGAGTCGAGCTTGTTGGGCGTCGGGATGGCTGCCAGCACCTGATTGGCAGCCTGTGCATTCTGCCCAGATGGTCCGCCTCGGATGTCGTCGATGAGCTGCTGCATGGCGCCGAGCCCAGTCCCTGACCCGGCTGCCTGCATACCAGGCGCCTGGAATCCCGCGACCCCGCCGCCACTGAGCAGTCCCCCGAGCTGACCAATCGCCTCGGCCTGCCGGAACGGGTTCGCCTGGAGCTGACTGGCAGTCTGAATGACCCCGAGCTGCTGGGCGTAGCGCTGCTGGTTGGCAGCCATCGTCGGCTGACCCTGGTACAGACCGGTCAGCCCAGCCTGGCTCATGGCCAGGCCCTCGTTGAACTGACGTACCCCCTCCGCGAATCGGTCCTTGTCCAGACCGAACTTCAGGTCGAAACGCCTGACCGACTCCACGAACGCCTCGTGGTTGCCCGATGCGATGGACCCGAGCATGTCGTCGATGGCCGAGCCCAGGTCCGCGCTGTTCCCGTTGTTCTGGTTGTTCGGCTGGTTCTGGTTCGGCTGCTGATTCTGGGCGGGCTGGTTAGGGGTCGAGTTCAGGTTGCTCGAATGCGGCGTCGAGCTGGCAGCGTTGGCGTACGCGGACATGCTGGAGTAGTTGCCAGCGCCCGGGTCGTACAGCTCCTCGTGTCA